GACGTACTGGTTTTTATACCGCAGCCGCTCGAGCTCCATCACCGGATACGTTGAGAGGTTCGTCTCGACCGCTACGAGCGCCGTGTTGTAGTACGTCCCGAGCGCAAAGAGCTGCTTCGCGAAGAGGTCCTCGTCCGTGTGCATCCGCATCACGCAGACCTGCTCGCCCGTCCGGTTGTCCAAAACCTGCGCGACATTCCAGTCCGAGCCGTCGCCCGCCGTGTCCGCGCCGATCACATAAGGGACGCCCCTCTCCGGCTCGCGGTAGATCTTCACAAAGCCCTGCCGGTCGTCCGTAAACCGGATGGAGGAGAGCCGCAGCCCGTCGTCGTCGTAGAGGAAGTTCCCCACCCGCACGGGCTGAATGTTCTCGAGCAGGCGCTCCGTCACGGCCTTCCCGTCGAATACGGTCTTGCCCGTCACGCCCCACATCCCGAGGCAGTACACCTGGTAGTAGTACTCGTCGATGTCCCGGAAGCTCTCGAGCACCTGGATGTTCTCCTCGTCGAGGAACCGGTTGTCATGGTACGTGCTCTCATGCACCCGCACCCGCTCGTCCTCCCGGTCGAAGAACCGCTTTTTGAGCCAGTGCATGATCGAGACCGGGTTGAATGTGATAAGGATTTGCTTATAATAGAGCGTTTTGCCGCGCAGTCGGATGTCGAGCTGGTTGAAGTCCGCCTCGGTCATCTCCGAAGCCTCCTCCAGCCATTCGCCCGTCACGTTGTAGATGGACTTGAGCTTCTCCACGTCGTCGAGCCCGGAGAAGATGATCTCGCTCCCGTTCGGGAAGCGGATCTCCATGTCCGTCTTGTTGATCTTCACGGGCATCCCCGGGTACATCTCCGCGATCTGCCCGCACAATTGCTTGAAGCAGCTTCCACGGATTGTCTTTCCTACCTTCCGGCATACGAGGAAGCGGTGCCCCGGCTCCGAGACCGCCCTCTCCAGCAGCTTCTGCCCGGCGAAGATCGACTTCCCGGAACCGCCCCCGCCCTTTAGGACGAGGTATCGGTGATGATCCCAGAGGAGCGGGAAGAAGGCGTCGTTCGTCCGCGCCCTCAGATCCCGGTACCACGCCGCGAGATCCAGCGCCGCGGAGAGACTATTCTTCTTCGTCGCTGTCTTCGACATGGTCCGCCTCGGCGATCTCTGCCGCCGCCTCCCGGATGAGCGCGAACTTTTCGTCCATCGTCAGGTTCTGCGCCACGACCTCGCGCGTCTTCGCTCCGAGCTCCACCGTCTGCGCGTGCTCGTGCCTCTCGCGCCATCCGTAGTTGTTCTGGAGGTTGAAGATGATCCCCTGCAGGGACTTCTCCCGCGTCAGAAGCTGCTCTTCGAGGTACGCCTCGATCCGGAGCCGCACGTCCTCGCAGATCGGCGCGTGCTTTGGATTTTTCTCCGGGTCCGCGTAGTTCTGCCAGGTCGATCGGTCGATTCCCAGTGCGAGGCACAGCCCGGAGATCGTCGGCGGCTTCGCGTATGTTCTGCGCAGGATCGGTTCTCCGTCCAGATTCAGCACCGCGTCATCGTATGCCTCCACGGTGATCGACCGGAACCACGCCTCAACCGCATCGCGGAACGCCTTCGCCGTGTACTTTTTCGGCCTGCCCGCTGCCATCGGATTACCTCCCGCCATAATGTATCGCGCGCACGCACGCACCCGCGCCCGCGCTTGCCGTGGGGAATAATTCCCACACGCTGTCTGATTTGCACCCGCCCTATCCCCGCCGGCTCTTTGGGTCCGGCACACCGCATTTTATTGTCTTAAATATAGCAAAATTCTTATTTGTACTACTGACATGTTTTGACCCTTCTGCTTGACTTTATATAAACTATACACAATACACAAAGACTTTATATAAAGTCTATGCAATCTGTATATTGACTTTATAGAAACTCTATGCTATAATACAGTCACAACAAAAGAAAGCGAGGAACTTAAAATGAAACTCTACTACATCGATCAGTTCCATCCCGAATCAGCCCGCGAGATCGCCGAGATCGACGAGACCAAGTTCAGCAGCACAACGAAATGGCTGGACTCCATGGACGACGCAGAGTATGAGGCATTCGTAGACGCCAACGGTCCTGAGAGCAGATACTACGGCGAGGTTCGCGTGTTCTACGGCCTTTACAAAGATTTTCTGAAAGGATGCATGACGAAGCCTGACAGCTACGATCCCGATACAAAGACCATCATGGTCTACCTCAGCAGATGGGGCGAGGATCTGGATGCCAAGCGTCAGCTCTACAACGTCCTGCATAAAAAGCAGGGCTAAACGATTTGTTGCATCAACAGCCAGACACGGGCAGAAAGGAATAATCATGAAAAAAATTATCAACGGCAAGGTCTACAACACCGAGACGGCGCAGGAGGTCGGGAGCTGGTCCAATAACCTCTCATGGCGCGACTTTGATCACTGCGAGGAGGTCTTGTACCGGAAGAAGACCGGCGAGTATTTCCTCCACGGCGCGGGCGGTCCGAGAAGCCCCTATGCCGAGCGAATTGACAACAACAGATGGAGCGGCGGAAACGCGATCCGTCCGCTGACGTTCGAGGCGGCGCGCGAGTGGGCCGAGGAGAAACTCAGTGCCGAAGAGTATGAGGCGATCTTCGGCGAGGTAAGCGAGGACGAGACGGACTGCCTGATCTCCGCGATCATCAAGGCCAGCAATCGCGAGCGACTCCGCCGGGCGGTCGAGCAGAGCGGCAAAACCATCGGCGCGATCCTCGACGAGATGATCGAGAAAAACCTCTGAAAAGCAAAAAAGAAAAGGGCATACCGCCCTTTTTTATTATTCCCGGAATTTCCACCACAGCGTCCGCGCCTTCGCGAGCCATCTATACACGACGCGCTCCGATACGTACTGCTCGCAGGCCACCCGCCGCACCCGCATCGACACCTCGTTCCGCCGCAGCCGCCTCTCCGGGTGTTCCATGTACACTTCCTCCACCGCCCGCCGGATCTCCGCCGAGGCATTGTTTTCCCTCCCCCATGTCTCGTCCTTTCGGAGCATCGCGAAAACGGACGCGCAGGCACGGAAATCCCTCTCCGTGTCCGACCCGTCCTGGCGAATCTCCCAGATGGATGGGCATCCGGCCCGCGCCCATCGACGGAAAGCCTCCGTCGCCCGGTCCCGATCCCTCTTGCACTCGCTCAATTCCTCCTCACCTCCCGTCTCGCATACGCCGCCAGATTCCCCGAATCCGGACGGTACAGCATAAAGCTCAGTTCCCACGCGTGCGTCACCGGATTCTGCCGGATCTCCGGATACTCGGCAAGCCAGTACCCCGGATACCGCGCTGCAAAAATTCTGTGCGTGTTCCCGCTGTCCGCGATCTCCTCCATCGCCTCCCGGGAATACCGCGCGAGGTTCACCCGCTCGACCGGTTTCGCGAGATTCCGGGATCCCGACCACCTCCGCTGACCTTTCATCCGTCTGTGCACCTCGTCCGTCTTGCCCTCTCTCCGCTGTCCGCCGATATAATAGGCCAGATCCGCGATCCCGCACTCGTTGAATTCCAGCCGGTCGCAGTTCGCGTGTCCGTTTTTCCACAGGTTTTCAACAGACTCCCGCTCCACGCCGCCGGAGATCAGCATGTGGATGTGCGGTCTTCCTTTCCCGGACCAGGAGCGGACGATGATGTACTTCAGCTCCGCGCCCGCCTTCCGGTAAAACCTTCTCAGCCGTGCCGCAAAGTTCCGGATGTCCCGCTCGAAGCCTTCCGCATCCGCCGGCAGATTCCCGTCCGCGTAGGTCAGGTGCAGGGCATAGTCTCCCCGCACGAAGTTTGCATGCGCCACCGCCGACAGCCAGATCTCCGCCCGTCGGTCGTTCAGCCTCTGCTGAGTCTCGGACGTCTCGCGGAATTTTCCTCTCCGCTTTCCCGCCGGTCTCCACGTCGGATGCACCTCTCCGTAGATCCAGTCTCCGCAGATCAGCACCTTTTCTCTGTAACGACACTGCATTTTTCGACGCCCTCCGACACGCTCCGATTATTAAGTCTGCTTACAAGCCCGTACCGGGAGCCTTGCGACCCCCGGACAGAGACTTCCGTATTTATTCCTCCCGCCCGATGCTCCGCGCCTTGTCGAAGCCGTCGGGATACCGCGCCCGGAGCTTCTCGACGTTCGCCTCGAGCACTTCGGACAGCTTGAGATCGCACGCATACGCCGCGATCGCGAGATACCACGCCACGTCCCCGAGCTCCAGCTTCAGCTTGTCCCGGTCCAGCTCGTGCCCCTGGAACTCCCATTTCTTGACGATGTCGATGCACTCGCCCGCCTCGCCGCACAGGCCCATGACGCCGTTGAGCAGGAGCCCGTGCCAGTCCATTTTGTCCGCCTGCGCCGTCCGGAGCGCCGCCCGCTGGTAGTCGTCCGCGCGGATCCCGTCCTCACCGAGCACGTGGTCGAGGTGTCGGCAGTACATCAGCGCGTCGATCAGCTCCTCCTCGAGGTGCTCGATCCGCTGTCCGCTCGTCAGCGTCACGTTCTGATCAAGCGGCATCCCGTATTTCTCGATCCCTTTCTTGACCTGGCGTTCGATCAGCGCCTCGACCTCTCTCTGATACTGTGTTTTGATGTCCATGTTCTCCTCCTTTCAGAACGGCAAAGCCTCGCCGTCGTCTTCGTTCATCTGCTCGCAGATCTCCGCGCGCGCGTTCTGCGTCGCGTATACACCCGGCGTCAGTTTCCCCTGCGGCCCTGCTTCAGTGGGGCCGCCATTTGTCTGCCCGGACCGGGAGCCCCTCGGACTCCCGGTCGAACCACTCTCACTCACACAATTTATCTTTTCTCCCACTGAGATTCAGCATGCTGCAATACAGATCATCAAGCTCCACGATCCATTCCAGCGGGATGCTCTGCTTTGCTGCTGAATACCTCTTCATGGCTTCAAAGATATCGTTCATCCTTCTGTACTCCCACGAGAACCGCGGCTCGATTCCCAGCGGCGGCTTCTTATTTTCCGCTTCTCCGTCTGTTCTCTTTTTTTCGATTGTTACTTCGTCCGTGTTTATCATGTTTGTTCTTTCCTCCTTGTTAAATCCGCATTCAGGACACCTTGTCGTATAAATTGGCGGAATCGATGTTAATACTATTTTCAAAAGAGGTGAATGCCCGCACTTCGGACAATTCTCTGTTGAGTAGACATTCAAAACGGCAGCTCCTCCTCTCCCTGTTCCATGCCTTCCCGGATCCCGGCCCGCGCGTCCGGCGTGGAGTACACACCCGGCGCCGGCTTCTCCGCGGATTCTCCTGCGCCCTGCATGGCTTCGCTGTCCTCCGTGACCACGACCTGCCCCTGCGGCATCTCGTCTTTCGCGTCCACGAAGCACGCCTCGTCCGCCTCGACCTCCGTCGCCCAGCGCGTCGCTCCGGATTTGGCATCCACCCACGACCGCGTTTTGAGATACCCCGTTACGCAGATCGAGGATCCCCGGCGAAAATACCGCGTGATGAACTCCGCCGTCTGCCGCCAAGCCGTGCACCGTATGAAGTCCGCCGTCTGCATGCCGCGCTCGCCCCGGCGGTTTATCGCTATCACAAAGGACGCGACCGAGATCCCCGAAGGCGTCGTCGAGAGTTCCGGATCCGCCGTCAGCCGCCCGCCGAGGATGACTTTGTTATAGTTGAAGTTTGCCATCTCTCATCCACCTTCTCTTCCACTTTCAGTCTGACCGTCCTCGATACCTTCGCACCGATCGACACCGTCGTGCCGTCGGAGAGCTTCGCCGTGACCCCGTCCACCAGCCGCATGCAGATCAGATGTGCGAATTCCTGGAGCTCCGCCATGACCTCTGCTGAGATCTCCGGCATCGGCTCCGCATCCTCGCTCTGGTTCTGCAGCGCTGAGAGGATCTTCCGGTACTTCTTCGCCCGGACGCATCCGCACCACTTGCGGGCATCCTCGCCCGACAGATTGGCCTGCCCGCAGTACGGGCACGAACTTGTGAATCGTTCCATATATTATCCCTCCCCGCCGGATTCCCCCGGCCTTGATGCATCTCGTCTGTACTTCTTCATGTCCCTTAGATCCTCGATCTGTGCGATCCGGACCCTCTCCGGATCCACCACCGTGACGGAGCTGCCGCCCGCCATGGGCAATAGCTCCAGCTGGTAAAACTCCGGATCCCGACCGCGCTCCACATCCGCGAGCCGCGCGAAGTCCTTCCGGATCGCGCCGATCCGCGCGAAGAGCATCTCTCCGAGCATCTTGTCGTCATATACGACGGGCGCATTCTTCCGCGCCGCCGCCACCGCTTCCGGGATGGTCATGATTCCGCCTCCCCTATAATCTTCCCCTCGCTGTCGATCCGGATGCCCCGGACGCCGAACATGCCTTCCTCTTCGTGCCGCCGGCGCGTGATCCACATCTTCTGCGCCCGTGCCCAGGACTCCAGCC